TGTTTTTTAATGTTTATTTTTTACTTTTTATTCTTAAGCCTCTTCCACTCCCTGGATTTAAGGCTTTAATTTGAGTTCCCCCTTTAGAAGTAACCTCTGGAGTTCTACGTTCAGACATATTCACGTTCTTAGTCTTACGCATCACATCATCGACTGCCTCCGACTTACCTTGCTCGTAAAAGAACTTAGCAAACTTTTCAGGGTTCATCGCTACGGCTAATGACTTGTGGTATCCGACAGCATCCTTAAGCAATCCATTTTCATCCAAAAACTTATTAATGAAGTTCTGTGGATTCTCTTGCATCGACTTTATTTCTGCTGCATCACCCGGAGAAAAAGAGACCTTCTTGTCATCGTCAATGGAAAACTCAAAACCTTTGAACTCTCCTCCGAAAACTTCGTTAGTCTTCTGCATAAACCATTCAGATTTACGCTTTGCTTCCTCTTCGTAAGTGGTTGCCTGTTGAACATATTGCTTATACTCCTCTAAAGCCCTTGNGTCTTCTTCAGAAATAGAACTCCCACTTGACTCAAGAGGAATCCTGTATTTTTCTTTTTCAGACTCAAAGTATTCTTTGGCTTTAGCAATAGTCTTCTTTTTATTTATTTTAATCTTCTTAATGTCTGACTCATCGTCAAAATCTTCATCGTATTGGTATTCTTCCATCAATGAATCAATATCCTCACTATCCAACCCATTTTCAGTAGCCAATAAGTAATCTCTCAATAATTTATCAGGGTCTAAGGAATCAATGTCTCTGTTTAACTTAACAAAGTCATCTATACCTCTACCTGTTTCTTTTTTGTACTTGTAGTAAGCTGCAACATCTTCGGGAAGCTCCTCAGCTTCTTCTCTAGCTGCGGTAATCTCATCCAACGATGTCAACTCTCTACCATACTTGTTTTTAATATATGAAAGAACTTGTTCTTCTTGTAACTCAGGAGCTTCTGCTTGAGGAGTCTCTATAACTTCCTCTGTAGATAACTCCACATTAGCAATCTTCTCCTCATGCTTTTCAAGCAACTCTTGCTCTACTTCTTGTACAGATTTTTCTTCACCTGGTATTACTTCTTTTACTTTAATTTCCATTTTGATTTGATTTTATTTGCAAATATAATATATTTTTTGTAAAGGTTTTTTGTATGCTACTGATTACCTAGGATTAAACTCAGCGAAATCAAAACCATCTAAGCTATCTTCGTTTGATTCGAAGTTAACAGGTGGTAGATTATTCTTTCTTTGTTCAATCAACTTAGACTGCTGAGTGCTCTGCTTACTTATTCTTTTATCCTTAGCGTCCTCCTTCATCTTCTCCTTATCCTTCATAGCGTTAGCCTCAACTCCCTTTAGCTGCATCTGTAAGGCAAACTCTTTATCCATAAGAATCTGCTTAAGCTCAGCTTCTCTCTCCATCTTAGCCATTATACCCTGCATCTCTGATTGATTAATCTGCATCTTAGATTGAGTTTCTGCCTCTATTTTTTGCATAGCCGTTTGAGCAGCAAGTTGTTGTGATTGCTGCTGTTGCTGTGCAAGCATATCTTGTTTTTGCATCTGCATTCTTTCCTCTCTTTCTTGCTTACCTATTCTCTTCATCTTAAGCAACTGGTTGGCTAACTTGATATTCTTTATCTCTCTGATATCAATAGCATCCTCAAGGTTGATGTCTCCATTAGATAAAGCCACCTGAATGTTTTGCTCAAGCATTGCCTTCTGCTCCTCATCAGGTGAAATCTCAATAAAGATACCAAAGTCGTAAATGTATAAGTCAGATATCTCGTTCAATATACCTACGTTATACTTACCAATCTTGTTTACAAAGTCTTCCTTGAAATCTGCGTACTGAAGAATGTCAGCAACTCTGTAAGAAATAGCCTCAGACAATGTTCTGTATATGTAAAGACTACCGTCTAATATGTGTCTAGTAGCTGTGTTTGAATTCAATGCTGCAAGCTTTTGAACACCAACCAATGCGTTTGAATCCGGAGTAGAGCCATCTCTAGCTTCATTTAATCCGGTCACAGAACGAATCATGTCAAGGTAATGGTTGTAGTTACCTATAAGCATCTGAGCCTTTGAAGCTCCTGAGTTAGATGTAAGCTGTTGGATTGGAACTCTAGCGTTGTTAAACTCTCCATCCTGAGTGTAAGACCTACCGATAACAGAACCTGTTTGGAAGTATAACCTCAAAGCATCCTCTGGATTGTACGCAGCTCCTGTACCTAAATCAACCTCATTCAATCCGTCAGCATCAATGAATACTCCGTCAGGAACAACCTTAGCGATTACTTGCTGAAGCTTTAGGTGTGTAATCTGAATTAAATCAGTGAATGGAATCATTCTCCTTACAAGAGATTCAATATTCCCCTTATACATTCTCGGTGCAACTGCTACATAATTTGGCATAGCGTGCTGAGAAGAAGACTTTGGTCTAACCATGTTTTCAGACATCTCCCATTTAAGCATGATATTTGTACCCATGACCATAACACCTTCGTACCAAACGTCAATAGTTTTTTCAACCTTTTCGAATTTAGCCTCTTCCATCATCTCTACAGGAGGGTTGAAGTTATCATCCTTCTCAATCATTTTGATGTTTCCGTTATCAGAAACCTTCTTCTTGTATACAATCTTTTTAGTAGTCTTGTAGTTGAAATAAAGAAGAGTAGCCGTGTCTCTGTAGAAGATATCGTTATCGTAGTACTGAGCTACGTTGTAGTAGTCATACCAACTCTGCCCACTCTTGGATATAACCTCTAGGTCTTCGTTAGTAACCGTTGGGTCAATCTTTCTTATCTCGTTGATTGGAACTGTTTTAATCTCTCCCCAATAAAAGCAATCCTTAAAGTGAGGGTCTTCCGTGTAACTGTAAACCACGTTTGCAGGGTCTACATATTTAATCTCAACGCCTGAACCTGGAAGAAACTCATGCTTCGCAACAGATATACCAAGTACTGTAAGGTCGTAGTCCAACCTTTTTCTTAAGTCAACATACTTGTTCTCCTCCAATATAGTATTGATAGCTTCCTCTTCAGCTATCTCGATAGCAGGCTTAAAATTAAGCTGCATATACAAAGAAAGTTCTTCATCTGTTTTTGGGAGCTTATCAGGGTCAACAACAAATGGATTAGCACCGGTCTTCTCCTGTACAATCTCAAGAATTGGTTTAGCAATCATCTGCTTCTCCAAAGTCTTCTGATACTTGTTTCTATTAGATTGAGACAACGCATCTTGAGAGTAAGCCTTAACCTTAAATAATCTGTCAGACATACCGTTAACAACGATGTCAACAAACTTAGGAAGTATTGGAACTGGAGTCCAGTCTAAGTTCAAGTAAGACAAATCTCCGTCAACAGAGATTTCGTTCTTGTACTTAGCTACAGACTGCTCACCTCTAGCGTATAACCTCAGCCTATGAAAGTCTCTCCATTGGTCGTAGAACCTGCATTGATTGCCGTCCTTTTTAAACCATTCGTATTGAATAGCTTGACCTATTTGTAAACCAAACTCATCTGACGCTTTTTCTGCATCAGAAGCGAATTGATTAGGAAAACTTGTTGACTTTATTTTTACGTTTACTTCTTTCATCTAATTATTTGGCTACGATTTCCATCATTACTATACCTTGCAAAGGTAATACTTATTTTTGACTGTGTTTTTTGGGGCGTATATAAATTTTTCTGGCAAGCCATTATAGCTAGTCCAGAGCTAATAGAAGCATCATGCTTTGTTCTATTTGTTATATCAAACTTAGCCCAATCCTGAAGCGTTCTATTAAAAACCATAGTCCCCATGTCCTCAGAACTTCTAAACGTACCATCGGTATCAAATCCTATGTACTTTTCTATATAAGACTCAATAGCGGCTGCGTGAGCTTGTTTTACGTCCTCAGATGAGTTAGGTATCCCACCAAGCTCCTTTTCTGTCTTAGATAGCTTATTATAGACCTTATCAGGTCTATTGGTAGAAAACCCTCTGTACCCTCTATTCTTAAAATGATATAAAAGCCTTGGTTTGTTATTCTCTGCAAGTATCGGCATACCATAAAATACACACGCCATTAAAACATCCTCGAAGAATATCTCTGCTGTCTGAGGTCTNGCTATGTACTCCAAGAAGAACTCATTACTTGGAGCGTCATCCATGTTAAACTTTGTTAAGCCATGAAGCGAACCATTCGAACCTCCACCTCCAACAGTACCAGATATATCATAACTATCGCATCCGAAAGCTCCAATGTGTTCATTTCCAGGATACTTTATTCCGTTTCTTGTTACCANGTTATTCTGAAGGTTTTTATTCGGAGTCCATGAGACATAGAATCTACCTCTCTTGTCAGGACTAAATATAACCTCACTGTCCTTTATTCCATTCTTCCAGTGAAAAGAACCTCTTGTCAAATGATGCTCAGATATCAGGGTATCGTTGTAATCAATCTGCTGATAAATCTTTGTAAGGTTAAACAGCGACTGTTTACTCTCATCCCTGAATGCGTGAGATTCTGTTCTGGGGAACTGTCTATAGAATTCGTTCAATCCGTCAGGGTCACTTTTAAGAGACTCAACCTCAGCCTCCCAGTAATCTATAGCCCCACCGTGTATCATCTCTCCATCAACCCCCATAACTGGCTTTTCAGAGCCTCTAAATACAGGCATACCATGCTTGTCTATAAATCCCTCCATATTCCATTCCATTGGAATAAACAAGGCATACATACCACTCTTAGTCTGTCCGTTCTTATTCCTTGAGGAAACTAAAGAATCCTCGTATAACTTCTTGAAGTTGTCACCACCCTTGCTCAATGCGTTTGACGTTGACCCCATCATACACTTACCTATAATCTTACTCCCCAACCTAAGACAAGTTTTTGTTACTCGCCAGTTGTTTAGAATGTTATTTGGCTTAATCCACTTACCTGATTCATCATGTACAAGCAAAAGAAGCTTCTCTCCATCGTAACTGTTATCATCCGTGTTCTTCCAGTCAATCGTGGTATCAAGCCCCTGAATCTCTTCATCGGATATATCCGACATATTTTTCTTTGTAATCTTTGATGCAGGAACACGATAGGCTAACTCTGTTTTAGGTTTATCCATACCGTCCATCACCGGCTTGAAGAAGAATGGAAGTCTGCTGTTTATAGGCACAACCTTGTCCGTAAACATCTTCTTTGCATCCGACCCTGTCTTTGACAGTATTCCGACTCTCGCATCTTTTGCGAGTGTTCCTGTATTAACACATTCAGAAGAACTCATAAACGAGAAACCGGAACGTCTAATTTTTAGGTAAACCATTCCAAAACTTCTCTTGTCAGCCTTGCAAGCCTCCCAGAATATATACAGCAATCTATTTGCTTCCCTAAAATCAGGATAACCTACATCAATACTTGTCCATTGTAGGTACATATAGTGAGAGCCTGTGATATAGGTAGGAACTCCTTTGTTCATAAACCAATGCCCATCCTCTCTACTGTCAAACTCTGACTCGATGTAATCAACCCATCTGTTCTTAAATTCAGAAGGCATATCGTTCCACTGAAATATAGACTGTATCTTTGATAGCTGTTCAGGTATATCATGACGCTCCCAGTACTGTTCGTCTTTCTTCTTGCTTCTCTTGAAACATTTTTCCGGTGCTTTTGGGAGTGCTATAACGAGACCTTGTATGGATATAATTTCTCCAATAGTTCCATCCTTAGATATCACAACAACGTCATACTTCTCATCGTACCCATACTTCCAGGACTTAGCCCTGTTCTTTGTATTAAGAACAGACTTAGGTATAACATCCTCCAATACCGTGTATAGACTATTTTGACCTTCTTTCTGCAAATCCTTGCTTTGTATCTGTTTTACTAGCACCCTTTTCCATTATCTCCAACGCAGCCTTCTCAGCCTCTATCCTATTAAGAATCTCGAACGCATCGAATATAGCCAACTTCTTAGTTGCTGCCGCATTTTTTAGCTTGTCTGCCGATAAATCGTCTTCAGGGTCGTGCTTTATGATATCCTCCTTGGCAACCTTTATTAGCTGCTCAACAGCTCTGTGACCTGCTTCTATAATATTTAGCTTTATTTTCTTAGAGTCTTCCATGATTATAGTTTGATTGTTATTTGATGGTCGTAAATCCTGTAAAGCTTTTCGTCATCCACAAGAAACTCGTACTCACTTTCCGGAGTAAAACAAACCCTATCACCTGGCTTAACGCCTTTGGATAATAGGTAATTATTTGGGTACTTCATTACACCAACTAGTGGCTCTTCCTTTGTATTCTTGTATATGAATGATTCCTCTGTAGGAATAGGCTCAACAAAGCAATACCTGTCGTATGCACACCATTCTCCATCATGCTTGTACATGAAGAATTGCTCAGAGTCTATGAAGAATAAATCATCCTTGAAAAAGCTCTTACCACTCTTCTGCCTGCCTTGCATATCGAAGTAATACTTAAAAACATTGTGATGAACAAGCAAAGTGTCACCCACTGTAATTTCTCCTTCATACCCTAATGGTGTTTCTATTACCTCTGCATAACGATTGGAAAACTTGTGGTCTTCCTCTGAGGTGCTTGTTATAAATTCAACACCCTCTATTTCTTTGGTGTTGTCGTATCTTTTGCCGTTGAACGGTCTTACAATAAATTGGAATGGTGATTTCATAGTTGTGCTTACGAGCCGCAACCAATACAATCTATATGACTATCTGTTGGTTTGACCCCATTTAATTTCATTTTGATATTGTGGATAGCGTCATCTATCTCTAAACGCTCCATCCAAGTTTTACCCTCTTTTTGAGAGCTTAACTCTTCAATTTTTAATTCTAGTAATCTTCTTTCTTCCTCGCTCATCATTAAAAGTTTATATTGTACTCAATGGATATTGGCATTGTTGAGGTAAATTCCTTCCATAGCACAATGCCTTCTTCATTTTCTATCCATATCTTAATTGCCTGTTTTTCCGAATCTGATTGTATCAAGTGAATCTTATAGTTTCCTCCAAGTACTTCCTGTCCTACAATGTAGTGCATCGCCCCTCCCTTATAATCAGGTCCTATTGAAATCTTTCTAATATTCATATTATTCTTGTTTCCATATTTGTACGCTAGAAGGAGGAACTTCCCCCCATGTAATAGGAGTCTGATAAAAACCAGAGTTATCATCAACCCCAATAGAGTCGTCCATAACCTGAACCGCAAATCTATCTCCAACTGATGCATCAATGAAAAAATCAACCTCTTCTTGCTTATAAGAGTCAGTAGACTCAAGAATAAACGACCTTAGCTCACCATACTGAGATGAATTAAACATTGTTCTCCAAGCAACAACAGAAGCACCAGAAATTGAACCCTCTCTACCTGCGTTGACAAATAATTTTAAAATATACTTACCTGCAGTCAAAAAAGTAACAGTACCTCCTACCTGAACATCAACATTTACATTGGAAACAGCAGGTCCTAACGAAACCTGAAGAGCAGTATTTTGAGCTGAAGGAATTTGATTGTTTAGATTAACAGAACCTACCTGATAAACATAAGATTCACTAGGTATGGATAAGTTTCCACTACCTAAAATAGAACTTCCATTTATAGTCTTAATGTTTGTTCCGCTAACAAGTACTTCCTGGACATCTAAGTTTCCACTTCCAAGTAATGTCGTAGAATTTACGGTCTTAATGTTTGTTCCACTAACCAAAACGTCTTGTTTCGCATTCAGT